ACACCATATTCCTAGAATAGATTTTACTGATAAAGATTGGTCGTCTGTAAAAGGTAAAATAGTTTTCATAGGTACAACGTTCAAAGGTTCAACGTTTGTAACTACTCCGAATGGTTTAAAGAACACACACGAAATTATGGCAATCAGTACAGAAACTTTATTGTCAGGTAATTTTATTAGTAGACCTTATTGGTTACCACATAGTGAATTAGCATTTATAATATTAGGTGCTCTATTCTTTCTCATAGTTATACCTAGATGTAGTGTGATATGGTCTGCGATATGGTTTGGTGGATACTTATTTGATTTAACACTTGCAAGTTCTTATCTATGGACACAACACTTAATCATAACTGATTGGTTTAGTCCTCTTGTAATAGGTTCTATTATATGGGGTCAATTAACGTATCAAAACTATGCAAAAGAAAATAAATTAAGACTACAAATTAAGAAACAATTTGAACACTACCTATCTCCTGATATGGTTAAGAAACTACAAAAGAATCCATCTCTATTAAAACTTGGTGGTGAAAGAAAAGAAATGACGTTTTTATTTTCTGATATACGTGGCTTTACTCCTATATCGGAATCTATGAAAGGTAATCCAGAAAAACTTACCCGATATGTTAACAAATTTTTAACTGCAATGACGGGTATAATATTAAAAAATGGTGGTACTATTGATAAGTATATGGGCGATTGTATAATGGCATTTTGGAACGCACCACTTGATACACCTCAACACAAAAAACTAGCAGTATTATCTGCATACGAAATGAGAGAAACAGTTAGAAAAATGAATAAGAGTAGAGAGTTTGACCCACCTTTAAACATTGGTATAGGTATCAATACTGGCGAGTGTCTTGTAGGTAATATGGGGTCTGAACAACGTTTTGATTATTCTGTCATTGGTGACGCTGTTAATTTGGCAAGTAGATTAGAAGGTAAGAGTAAAGATTTCAATACTACAATAGTAATATCTCAAAATACTAAAAAAGATTTAGACTTTAAGTTTTATAAACTAGGTATTTGTACCGTAAAAGGTAAAAAAGAAAAGATTAATTGTTATTCTATTAAATAAGTAGAAATATAAAATAACCACTTATACCTATAACAATTCCTAATACTGCGACAATACCCGCTAAGGTATATACTGTCTTCATTTTCTGTCTGTTAACTTATTAATAAGTTCAAATGCTACTTTAACTTTTTCTTCCAACACTTTAATTCTATAGTGTGCTTGTGCTAAAGTAACTATTAATAATATAAATGCTACAAAAATCGGCCATAATCTACTTATCATTAATAATATATCTGCGTCCATTTTACTTCCTAAACTTTGCCGCCTCTTCTGAACCACCAGTAGCAGTTCCTTTTGAGTAAGAGTGAGCACCCATACCTGCAAGGTCTCCATCTTTAACAATTAGATATTGATTTCTAATTTCTGAACCATCAAAAAAGCATTCAAGTATTTCTCTTACACCATCTGCATATCTAGTCTGCGCTGATAGTGAAGTACCTGAAGTGTGTGGTGTCATACCGTGATGAGGCATTGTTCTCCATACGTGGTCGTTAGGTGCTGGTTGTGGAAACCATACATCACCTGCGTAGCCACTTAATTGTCCTGACTCTACTGCTCTTGCAATAGCATCCTTATCACAAATCTTTCCTCTTGCTGTATTAATTATGTAAGCACCTTTTTTACACTTACTAATTAAATCATCATTAAACATATGTTCAGTTTCAGGATGTAAAGGACAACTTATATTAATTACATCACAAACTTTAACCATATCTTCTACTGATTCGTGATAGATTAAACCTAATTCTTTTTCTTTTTCTTCTGGCAATCTATGTCTATCAAAGTAATGTAAGTGTACATCAAATGGTTTCATTTTTCTTAACATATCATAACCAATTCTACCAGCGGCAATTGTTCCTATATGCATACCTTCTACATCATAAGAACGTTTAACTGCGTCTGCGATATGCCAACCACCTTCGTTAACTATTTTATATTGATTGTGATAATCTCTAACTAGTGCTAGTATCATCATAACAATATGTTCCGCAACACTTCTACTATTACAATAAGTTACTTCAACTACATCAACTTTATGATCCATAGCCGCTTGTAAATCTACGTGGTCAGAACCAATTCCTGCTGTAATTGCCATCTTTAATTTTGGAGCACTCTCTATTCTTTTTCTTGTTAGATAGTAAGGCCAAAATGGTTGTGAAATGACTACATCTGCGTCAACTAATTCTTTATCTGCTGTACAACCATCAGCGTCTTTATCAGACGTAACTACTAAAGTATGTCCTGCGTCTTCTAAAAATTTTCTTAATCCTAATTCACCAGAAACACAACCTAATAATTCTCCTGCGTTGAAATCTCTTCCTTTAGGAGATGGTAATGTCATACCATCTGGATACTTTTCTAATTTTGGTAAGTCTTTGACTGGATATGATTTTGGCATTCCGTCTTTTGGGTCATCATATAATATACATAATATTTTCATTGTTTACTTTCCTTTTTTACTGTCTTCAACTGCTGTTATAATTTTCTGCTCTTGTTTTTTAACTTCAGGTTGCATAGCTAGACCTTGTAAATTATAGATAGCAGTTTTAGCTCTAGGGGTTCGTTTTTCTGCAACTCTTTTTTTTAATTTTGAGTCATATCTATGGTCTATAAAATATATTTCATTGCCGTCTGCGCCTTTATATGAATCGGTCATTATTCACTCTCCTTTTCTTCTTTTTTCTCATCACTTGGTTCATAATATTCTTTATATTGTTCAAGTAAATCATTTGTATGTTTTAAATGTGCTCTTATTTGAGCAAAGTTTTTTGCAATTAATTGGAAGTCTTTATCACTTAATCCAAATAATACTGGATCAAGTCCTTCTGCTTCCATCTTTTGGAATACTTCTTCTGCATTGTCAGAAGTAATAATAATCCATCTCAACTTTTCTAGTTCAGGCATTGTAGGTTTCTGTAAGTCTAACTCCTGCCTAGGTTCTTCTAACTTAAATATTTTAAGTCGTTTCTCACCGATTGAACAACCAGTAAGTATTAAAACAGCAATGATACTAATTATTATACGGTACATAATTTGGGTTCGCTATTGACGGACACTCTCTATTAATTTCTGATTTTTTTGTTGCGTTGATTTCTTCTTCTGTAAGTGGTGACCCACCTGCTATCTCAACACATCTGATTGCTTTATCACTTGCGCCATTAACTATTCTTTCAATTGCTTCTGTTTTTTCTATTGCAAGTTTACCAAAATCTCTTCCACCTTTGTTAAATCTATTATCTAAATCATCTATATCTTTTTTAAGAGCGTTCACTAACTCATTAAATTTTTTATTTGCTTTTAAAATTTCTTTAAAGTCTTCTTGCTGTTTAGCAATCAGCTCCTTTTGAGAGCTGACCGCTTCTTCAAGTTTAATTTGATTGGCTTTTAAAATGGCATTATCGGATCGTAATTTCATAACATACATACCTGCTCCAGCAAGTCCGCCTATCATTATTACAACCATTACCATTTTCATTGTGCCAAACATTGTTTTAGTCTTTCTTTAAAATTGCCCAAGCGCCGTAAGCAATTGCAGCCCAAGCCGCAATTTTAGCAATGGGACTAAAAAATAAAACCACAACACCTAAACCGATTAATACTGCACCGTGTAAAGATGTTAGTTCTTTAATTCTTCCTGTTATAAACTCCATTAGTTTTTCTCCTTTTTACTTAATCTTAGCGTTGACTTTACGGTGTTTATTCCACGCAACAAAGCCACCTAGTCTTAACGACCAGTATGCTAAGTAGTTCATAAGATAGAAACCATTTACGCCAATATTAATATCTCTAAAGATTTCGTCTGCTCTTTTTTGAGATATAATACCAAGGGTATCTGCCTTATTTATTTTTAATAGTGTCTGATACTTATAAGCATAATCGTGTACCAATCCACCCATTAAAAGTACTCCAACTGGTGATAAAAATGTATGCAAGAATTTTGGTATACTTGCACCATCAAATTTAAAACCTGCTGGTATAACGTATTTAACGTCATTTATTTCGTAGTTAAAATCTTCTACAATTTCCCAATGTCTAACACCGAGTAACCATAAAAGTATTCCTTTAAAAAATCCTTTGCCTTTTGTTCTTATTGGTATGGGTCTCATTACTGGCATTGTTTTATAACTAAAATTATGACACTTTGGTTTTTTCTTATCAAATAAATTGATAATTAATCCTAATATAATAACTAAAATTACTATTGACCACATCCAAAATTTAATTGCTAAACTTATTATTAGTTCCATTTATTTTTTCCTTGTTCTCATACTAGATGTTGGTTGGGCACCTCTTACGTGAACCATACCACCCATAGTATTTTCGTCTTTCTTTTTTTTCGGAGCAGCATTTGTAAAAGGTCTTTGATTCATAGCACTTGTATAATTTGCGTGTAATCCAACACCCCTAACATTTTTACCACCCGCTCTTTTTTTAGGTGGCACATCACCTAAACTTGCTATAGGTTGTACATTTGAATAGTTTCCTATTCTAACACCTGTTGTACCTATAAATTCTTTAAAACTTTTCATAGTCTTGCTTTTTCTTTAATAGTCTTTTTTCTTTTAGGTGTTTCAATTTTAATTTCTTCTTTCACAACTCCACTTAATTCATCAATCTTTTCTTCAAGTTTATTTAGTACACTATAAACACCTTTCAATACAACATTATTGTTATCATCACTCTCTTGTACTTTTCTTTTTAAAGTACCCATAACTCTTTTCTTACCTGTTGGATTCATATCTACGCCACCGTGTGCTACTGCATTTGCTGGTGCGTCTTCTTTTTTGACTTCTTTTTTATCATCTTCATCAATCTTGTTGATGATTTCATCCATCATATCTTTATAATGTTTTGGCATATTCGTACTCCGATACTAGTTTATTATTTTGTTCATAGATACCCACACCTAAACAAGTCATCACAGGTTCATCTTCTATGTCTGGTATATCTCTTACTTCATTTAACATATTATCATACTGATTAGTTTCTTTTAAATATGAAACAACACCTGCTTCTATAGCGTCTTTGTGTGTCATTAATCTATTATCTTCTCTCAATATCATTGCCATAGCACCAAAAAAAGAACCAAACTTACTACCTAATCCTACTTTTGCAAATAGTCTTTTCATATTAAAAACAAATCTATGTAAATAAGTATATGCTTTTTTATCTTTAGTTGTTTTTAATGTCTTATTAGGTCTTAATACAGTACCTTTTTTATCAATAATACCTTGTTTAAATGCTTCTTGCTTCTCCCAAGGTGTTACCAATAGTTTAACTACTCGGTAAGTTATTAACATATCTACTGCTCTACTAGCCATTAAAGTTCCTTTAACATTTGTTTTATCTTTTCATCTTCTTCAACATCACCCATTTCGTGTTCATAAAGTAATTTAAGATAGTTCAATACTGTTTTTAATACTGACCAATATTCTCTATCTATCTTAAATAATAATAAAGTTATCGCTACATCTGCACTAAAAACATTTTGTAATACTACAATGTGATTAATAATTAATCTTATTTTAACTTCACCTGTAGTCTTATACTTACGAAATAACCTTTTAAGATATTTAAATCTTTTAATATCTTCCAAAAACTCTACATTGGTTTCCAATGTAGGATTACTATAATTTTTGCTTGCAAATAGCAACCAATTATCTTTGGTTATCTCTTCAAACATTTTGACCTACACTAACTTAGCGTAGACCTTGGATGTACCGTTCTTTAAAGTTTCATAACTAACTTCTAAATTTAGACCGCCAGATTTTTTGTGTGATATACCATCATCATTTAAATCAGAACCATCAGTATCTTTCCCAAATCTTCCACCAAATTGACTAACTTTCGCACTAACTTTTCCAGATGTTCCTTCCATTGTAACTGGAGAAACAGTTAAACCTATTCGGTTTAGTTTTTCTCTTAAACTATCTACCGCTTGTTGTGGTTTAATGAATTCTACGTCTGCAATAGAACCTACAAAAGCATTAACTCTATTTAATACTTCTGGATCGGAAATGTTATGAGCGCCTAAATTACCATCTTCAACAGCGTTAGATGTAGCTGTGCCAACCATCTTGCCGTCTTCTGTAATATGTTGTTTAAACGTTTTCATTTTTTGTTTTTTCCTTTTCTTTTGCTGTGTCCTCTTCAGGACAATCAGCGATTACTTCTTCCTCAAAATCGTCCAAGTCTTTATCTTCATAAAAAATCTTAAACTTTTTTATCATCTTCTTTTTTAACTGGATTTGTTGTATCTCCTCCAGCCATTCCTATTAATTTATTAACTTGTTGAATAGCGCCATTGATTGCATTTAAATTTGCTTTCATCTGACCCAAATCAGTTTCAACTTGTTTTATATTTTTACCTAAAGTATCAAAGTCTTTTTGTAGACCAAGTTTCTCCGAGGTAAGTTGTTCCAAATTTATATCCATAATTATCTCCTATATTATATATTATGCAACTGCGTATCCGTGACCTGCAATTACGTTCCAATTTGAATTTTTAAATAATAAAGTAACTGTTTCACCTGGCGCATTTAAAGTTACGGTTGTTCCGCCTCTTAAATTTGCTGGTGTTATAGTTATTGCGTTAGTACCTGCTGTTGCTGTATCTATAAACGTTTTAACTTGACCGCTTGTGCCGTCTGCTAAAGATACTGCCGCTGTTCCTGAAGTTGCTTCTACTTCTGTAACTGCACTTTCTACATCTGCAACTAAAGTTCCAGAACCTGTGCCTGTTAATGATTGGGATGCTTGAGCAAGACCTAAAAACGTTGGTACGTTATTAAATACATTTGCCGCTGATACTTTTTTGTTTATCGGTGTGCCTGATGGATCATCTATTACGTGAAACAGGTCTACACTCGCTAATGCGTTACCTAAATCGGTAAGCTGTGTGACTTTTTTATCTGCCATTTGTTTTCTCCTATTAACCCTTTCGGGAATGCTACTGTAGCCAGTTGACTACATCATAATATTATTTATAAGGGCAACCCTATAGAGGATTGCCCCTACGTTATTGATTATTAAGCGTCAGCTGAATTAGTCAATACGACTAATGTTTCGTGTGATACACGACCTGCTCTGCCACCAGAACCAGTTGTTTTTAGGTTCCAACCTGCGTGAGCTACTTTTCCATCTGATACTTCACTATCTTTGTAATTAAACAAACCCATAGTAATACCTGTGATGAAATTATCAGCAGTTGCGTCATTAAAAAGGTCAGTACGATTAGCACTAGACCATTCTTTTCTGATTGCTGCCGTTGCCCATAATGGTGCTCCAGCCGCTTCGTCTTTATTTGTATGACTTGACATATTATTCTCTCCTCTAATTGTTATGTTAAAGTACTCAATTCTTAATATATGTGTATATTTATAATGGGAAGGTGTGCTAGAAACCTAGCTTTTTTAGTTCTCGGATAGTATTTGATGTATTTCTATGAAAGATACCAATACCACCTCGTCTAGTAAACTGTTCTGTATTAGGTTTATAATCATCAATTAATACTGCAGGACTTCTGTATCCTGTTTGAGCATAATTTTGTTTCTGACTTCTCTTTACAAGATTAACTCTTGCACCACTTAACCCTAGTTGACTTCTGCACCATTTAGTTTTACCTGGTATACAGTTAGGGTCTACATTTTTATCTACATATGCTGATAGAATATCTGGCGAATGCTTTTTAATATAGTTCCACAATTGTTTACCATCGGACATCCAAGGTAGTCTTTCCCAAAAAGTTTTATCGTTTTTGATTGGGTTCCACTTATCTTGTTTTGTGAGGTTCATCCATTTACTGATAGGGACACCTGTTGCTTTCTCGGCACCTTTTTTAAAGTCTGCCAAAACGCCGTCCATATCACAATAGAGTTTAGGAAGAGGCATAATCTAATTGCCTCCTAGTTATTATAATTTATCTCTGGATCTGTATTTACTTTTGAAGCAGGATTTCCAGTCATTGTTCTACCCTTGGTAGGTTCATCTTTTTTCTTAGCAAGTTTTTCTTTTTCAGCTTTTTCTTTAAGTCTTGCTCTCAAAGTTTCATATTTTAATTTGTAAGGACTGACTGCTTCTTTTTTAACTTCGTCTTTATCTTCTTTGTTTTCTTTTTCAGC